TGGAGTGAAAACTAATTGTGTTTCACCTGCTGCTGAAGTATCAAAAGTTACTTCATTTGAGTTTCTTGATTCTATTAATGAACCAGTTGCCCAAACGTCAGTTCCCGCTGCATTAAAAGTTAATGTAGCTGTTCCACCGGCTGTGTCTTTAGATTGAACATAAACAGCAATAGCTCCTCTTGTTGCTGCTGGTAATGCTACAGCGCATGCTGCTGCACCTGTGTAATTAACAACTGCAATAATTCCATCAGCGATAGAAATATTTGCTGCTGTTGCTGTGTCAGCTAATGTCAAACCTGTTAGGTCAGGCATTCCTGAACTCATTCTAGTTGTAACTGCACCAGTACTTGCGTTTT